CGAGCAGCTGCTGCTCGGCTGGCAGACGCTGCGCCTCAACCCGCTGTTGCGCCGCATCGAGCAGGAAACGCGCAAGCAGCTGCTGCCGGTCGCCGAACGCCGCAAGGTGTATCCCGAGTTCAATCGTGAGGCCGGACTGGCGGCGGACAGCGCTGCCCGTGCCGCCCTCTATTCAGCCTTCGGGCAGAATGGCGTGATGGACCGCAACGAGATGCGGTCGCGCGAGAACCTTGATCATCGTCCAGGCGGCGAGTTCCTCACGGTGCAATCCAATCTCGTCCGGCTCGATCAGCTGGGCGCGGGCGGCGGGAGTTCGTCCGAGCAGCAGCTGCGATCGGCGCTGTTCGGCATGCTTGGCGTCCAGGGCGGCGATCTGGAGTCGCTGATCGCGGCTAAGGTCAATTTGATGCTGGGTCAGATCAGCGGCCCGCAAGTGGAGAGCTGACAATGGCCGTCGCCATACCGTTTCCCGAGGCCAACCTTGTTCTGACCGCGCCCACGCCTGAGGATGCGGCGGCCGGAACGGTCTATGATCTCTATGTTCACCGTTATCGCGACCTAGACGGTCAAACCAACGTGTTGAGCAAGTGGCGGCTGTCGCCGGAAGAGTTGGCCGCGGTTGTCGCCAGTGGCGGCGATCTTTGGTTCAATTGCTGGGGCGCAACTCATTCCCCGATGTGGATCACAGGTACAGATCCCTTCGTTCGTTCGGAGAACAACTGATGCTGCTGCACACTCCCGCCGCCTTCGGGCGTAAACATAGCGGAGCATTGAAGGTCCGCGACTTCGATCTCACGACCAAGGCCATCGGTGATGACGGCACGTTCGACGGTTACGGCTCCGTCTGGGGCGTCGTCGACAGCTACGGCGAGATCGTCGCACCCGGTGCGTTCACGGACAGCCTGAAGGAACTGGAGGCGAAGGGCCGGCCGGTCCCGGTGCTGTGGCAGCATCGCGCGGGCGAGCCGATCGGCGCATGGAGTAATCTGCGCGAGGACGAGAAGGGCCTCGCCGGCAAGGCCGAACTGCTGATCGCTGATGTCGCCCAAGCTCGCGAGGCGCATGCGCTGGTCAAGCGCAAGATCGTGACCGGCTTGAGCATCGGCTACTGGGTTCGCGAGAGCAGCTACGACGAGAAGACCGGCATCCGGACGCTGACCAAACTCGACCTCGTCGAGATCAGCCTCGTGACGTTCCCGGCGAACGACGACGCACGCGTCGAAGCCGTCAAATTCAAGCTCGCCCACGGCGAACTGCCGACCGAGCGCGAAATGGAGAAGGCCCTGAGGGAGTTAGGGTTCTCCAAAACTCGAGCCGCGGGCGTCGTCGCCCACGGCCTGACCGAATTGCGGCGGAGGGAGTCCGATCGCGAACCAGACGAACAACCAGAGCTCAAGGCTTTGACGGACACCCTGGCCGGCTTCTCCCTGAAGTCCGCCTAACAAGGATTACCGCATGAACATGATGACTTCCGCTGCGGCCATGACCGCGGCTTCGATCCCGCTCGCCCGCGAGTTCGGCAAGAAGGAAGGTCCCGGCACCGGTGCGACGCTCGATCAGCGTCTCGCCAGCGCACTCGAAGAGGTGAAGGGCTTCGCGACCGAATTCAAAACCAAGAGCGAAGCCGGCGAGAAGATCTCGACCGAGACCAAGGAAAAGGCTGACAAGGCGCTGGTCGATCTGGCCGGTATCCGTGCCGAGGTCACCGAACTTGCGCAGAAGTTCGATGCGCGCCGCCCGAACGACGAAGATCACGGCTACAAGTCGATCGGTCAGCAGGTCGGCGAAAGCCCCGAACTGAAGTCGTTCGCTGACAATGGTGCCTCAGGCACTGTCACTCTGTCGGTCAAGGCCGTGACCAGCGCGACCGGTTCGGGCGCCGCCCTCATCGTGCCCGATCGTCAGGCCGGGATCGTCGGCATGCCACAGCGCAAGCTGCGGATCCGCGATCTGCTGACGCCCGGCCGTACGACCAGCAATTCGATCGAGTACGCCCGCCAGATCACGCGCACGAACAGTGCCGCGCCTGTCGCCGAAGGCGCGCTGAAGCCCGAGTCGAATTATGCCTGGGAAGTGGCGAACGCGCCGGTTCGCACCATCGCGCACTGGGTGCCGGCATCGCGTCAGGCGATGGACGACATCCCGCAGCTGGAAAGCCTGATCGATGGCGATCTGCGCTACGGTCTCGACGACGCCGAGGATCTGCAGCTGCTGCTCGGCGATGGTCAGGGCCAGAACGTCTACGGGCTTTATCCGCAGGCGACGCCTTACTCGGCACCGATCACGGTCGCCGGTGCGACCCGCATCGATCAGCTTCGCCTCGCGATCCTTCAGGTCGAACTGGCCGACTATGATCCGGACGGCATCGTGCTGCACCCGGCCGCATGGACGGGTATCGAACTGACCAAGGATGCGGCTGGCGGGTATATCTTCGCCAACCCGCAGGGGATTGCCGGTCCGACGCTCTGGGGCCGTCCCGTCGTGCCGACGAAGGGCATCGGCGCGGCAAACTTCCTGGTCGGCGCATTCAAGCTCGCCGCCCAGATCTTCGATCGGATGGAGACCGAGGTCCGGATCTCGGATCAGGACCGCGACAACTTCATCCGCAACATGCTCACCATCCGCGCGGAGAAGCGCCTCGCGATGGCGGTGAAGCGTGCGGCGGCAATGGTTCGCGGCACCCTGCTGTGATCTGACGAGGGGGGCGCCAATGCGCCCCCCTCCTTCGGGAGAAACGTGAAATGAAAACGGCTTATGTTCTGGTCGCTCATGTCGGCGATCGGGGACGCAAGGACGAGGGTGACATCATCCCCGACCTGACGACGCAGCGGTTCGAGGATCTGGAAAAGGTCGGTATCGTCCGCGCCGCCACTGCTGCCGAGATCAAGGAGTGGAAGCCCCGCTTCGAAGCCGAGGCCGACGAAAATCCCGTCCGCACCATCGTCGTCGACATCGCTGACCTGCAATCGCTTCGCGAGTCGGTCACGAAGCACACCGACACGATCGTGGTGCTGACTGACGAACGCGACGCCGCCCGCGCTCGTGTGGTCGAGTTTGTCGACCTGCTGAAGGGCGCCAACGTCGAGATCGAACGCCTGAAGGCTGAGCTTGGCACGGTCGTCGGGCTCAACAAGCAGCATGAGGAAAACATCGTGAAGCTTACCCAAGAACGCGATCAGGCGCGGGCCGCGGTCCCCGTCGAAACGTCGACCTCGCCTGCCGGTGGCGAGAAGGAAGCCGTTGCGCCGGAGAGCAAGCAGGCCCCAACGCACGATAACAAGCAGGCCCCCGCCCCGAAGACGAAGAGCTGATCATGCGTGTCGTCGTCGTCGAAGCCCCTGCCCCAGTTGTGACCTGGGAGATGGCTGAACAGCATCTGAAGCTCGACGGCGACGATACGCAGAAGGACTATGTCGAGGGCCTGATCGCAACGGCGACGGGGTTGCTCGACGGCCCTGAGGGCTGGCTGGGCCGGGCCATCGGCATGCAGACGCTAGAAGCCTATCTGCCGATGCCGTTGCGCTGTGCCGTCGTCCAGCTTCCCTACCGACCGATCGTCGATCTCTTGGCGGTTGAAACGCAGGCGAGCGCCGGATGGGAAGCAATGGAGCCGGCTGCCTATTCGCTCAGTGGCATCGCCGTCAGTTTCCGGTACCGCTCGACCACGCTGACAGCTGCCGCACCGGAGGGTCTGCGCATCCGGTACCGTGCCGGCTATAATGATGTCCCGGCGCCAATCCGCACCGCGATCCTCATGATGACATCCGAGCTTTACCGGAACCGCGGTTCCGGCGAGGCATCGTTCGCAGCCGCTAAAATGCTGCTTTCGTCCTTCGAGGTCTATCGCTGATGGCAGGGCTTGACGAAGGCACGCTGCGCACCCGCGTGACGTTCGAACAGGCCAATCTGATCGACAACGGCCGCGGGGGCCGGACGCAGGCGACCGGTCAGGACGCATGGAAGCCGGTCAGAACCGTGTGGGCGGAGTGCATCGCGTTGCGTGGCGGCGAGGCGCTGGCAAACCTCGTCGAGCGTTCGACCCAGCTTTGGCGCGTCACCGTTCGCGCCCGCCCCGGCCTGACGACTGAGATGCGCATTACATGGACCGATGCGCTGATCGGCAAGGTCGTAGGCAACATCCGGAGCCTCGCGCCGAATGAGGAACGCGACGGGCTGGTGATGACCGTTGAGGCGAAGAAAGTCTGATGGCACGCCGTCCAAACATCCGCGGCCTGATCCGTACGCGGCGATTGCTCAAGAAGCTGCCCGGTACGGTGCGCGGCGAGATCATCGTCGAACTCAACGTCACAGGCCGGCAGATCGCCGCGGTGATGGCGGCACGCACGCCGCGCAAGTCGGGACGGCTCGTCGCTGGAGAGTCGTACAAAGTTTTTCCGCGGACGCTGCGCCTGCAAATCGGCCTGCTCCAAACCCGTCGCGGCGCCGACCCGCTGTTCTACGGGCGTATTCAGGATCTTGGCCGCAAGGCGCAGGTCGTGCTTGTGCAGCGTCGCCTGCGCCGGGCCAGCTCGAAACTGACCAAACGGTACCGGATGAAGGTGCGCGGCAGCGAGGGGAAACGGTTCGTGACGGGCCGTTTCCCGGAACTTCGCCGCACCCTCAATCAGAACCTGCGCGGGATCTTCGGTCGCGCGCTGGCAAACGCAGCAGGTGGTGGCGATGAGTGACGCGAAATCCGTAGTCGAGGCAGCGGTATTTCGCGCCCTGGCTGAAGCGGTCAGCACCGCGACGGTGTATCAGGACGCACCAGACAATGCTCCGCTGCCGATCGTCGTCATCGGTGACATGCGCAGTGCGCGCCTCGGCGGTAAGGCTGCCTCGCCGGACCGTTCAGTGACCGTCGCGATCGTCACGCTGATCGAGGCGCAGGAGCGCGCGCCGCTGCTGGCGCTGATGGACGAGATCGAGGGTGCGCTCGACGGCGTCACCTTCGAGGCCGATGGCTGGACGCTGTCGGGTTCGTTTGACGACGACGAGGCAGTGCTCGCCGATGACGGCAGCACCTATTCGGGCCTGTCGTCTTTCACGTTTCTCGCGCTCGCAGACTGAGCGCTCACAACTTTTCAACAGCCCGCCGCGCTCTCGCCGGCGCGGCTTTTCGTATGGGAGAAGACGCATGGCGAAGAAACTCGGCAATGACTATCGACTGTTCGTTCGCGGAGCGGACGGCACCACGTTCAGTCAGCCGGCCGGACAGGGCAACCTGACCCGCAATGGCGGTAAGAACTTCTCGTCTAACGCGACGAAGGACACCGAGGGCTATGACACGCAGCAGCCGGGTCTCCGGACGCTGACGCTCAAGCAGGACATGATCCCGTCCCTGCCCGATCCGACCGGCTACACCCGGATGGAGACGCTCGACAAAGCGAACGGCACCGAGATGTACCAGATCCGCAAGAAGCCGTTCGCGAGCGGCGACGTCGTGTTCGAAGCGGTCATGTACACCGGCCTCGACGACACGAGCTTCAATCAGGGCACGAGCGTGACCGTCGGTGTCACCCTGACGCTCGCCGAAGCGCCAACGGTCGACGCGCTGACCTGATCCGCGCCTGACCACCCTCCCCCGTCGCTTTTCAACCTAGGAAACACCGATGCCGATCAAACTGGCGGGCAAGTCCCGCAAGACGACCCGTCCCAACGATCTCGACAAGCAACTCATCGCGGCAACGGGCTGCGGTGAGAAGGAAATCGAGATGCTGTTGAGCGCCGGCCCCGATCGGGCCGCACGCGCGCTGCGGCCCTTCCTCGAAGACGGCGTATTGCCGGGGCCGGAACTGCCGCGTGCCATCGCAGCCGATCCGGCCGCGATCGACGCCATCCGGCAGCTGTACGCGGCACCCGTTGACGAGGCGGCTCCAGCGGGTGGCGAAGGCGAGTGATGGACGGCAATCGTGCCCCGGTCAGCGACCGGGGCGAAGCATCGCTCGTGTTCGACGGTACCGTGATGGGGCTGCGGCCGTCGTTCGAGGCGCTCGACGCCATCGAGAAGACGCTGGGTCGCGGCCTCGTCGACCTTGCCGGCGCCGCGATCCGTAAGGAACTTTCGATGTCGGAAACGGGGCAGATCGCATGCGAACTTATCCGCGCGTTCGGCCGCGAGACCGAGAACGACGGTGCCGCCCGCTCGAATGCTCCGCGCGTGACCAAGCTGATCATGGCGAGCGACGGCGGGTTGCTGGAGGCCATGAAGACGGTCGGGGGCGTCCTCGCGATCGCGGTCAACGGCGGGTACGACACCGAGGGAAACCTGAAGCCGCTGGCGACGACGACGACGACCGACGAAGCCC